GTATTTCAGGGAACAAGCAATCCTGAATGAACACCGCTATATCGTCTTCTTTTAAGCCTAAACTAGCCATTACTTTAGGTGTGTGTGGGTTTTGCTTTTGATTATCACAGTAGTAATTTTGAAAAGCACTAGTATCCAACATAGTATTGTTTGTTTCACCTACCGTATCTAAGTAGTGTTTGAGGTTGGTTTTTGCTAGTTCTTTAATTTGCTCTAACTCTTGCTCATCACCCACGTTGCCTGCGGCAACCATGCTGTCAGTAAAAATACGTTTAGCCCAGTCTGGTAGTTCACGTTGCTTGCGCCATTCCAGTTGTTTTACTTCATGTCTGAACCAATCAATCATAGGATGAAATACATCGCCTGCTGGACTGAAATCGTGAAAACAACCTGTAATTTTATTCTTACCTGCTACTACGTCAAATCCAAATATTGGGGCTGGATTGTGTGTATGTGGAAACACACAACAATGCATCATCCACAGGCCTTTAGTTGCACGAGCATCTACAACATCAATATGCGCTCTACGATATTGACTACTTGCCCAAACTTTGTTGATCCAACCTGGCTGATTAAAACGATCCATTCCAGGTTCGTGTATAATACTGCCCGTTGCATAAAATTGACTTTCAAAGAACTGCTCTATTTCTATTAAAGTGTCCCATACATTACTGTTTGATGTCATTCATATCCTTCATTAAATCAATAGCAAAGTCAAAAGCTACATTAGCTTCTTCGCCCATTGAATCTTTTAATTTAGAACGAATTTTTACTTTAAGCTCATCAACATTATCAAATGCGTACATTGTGCCAGATCCTGGAACACGTTTGGCAATCATTTGTCCACCTGCAAGGTCACCCATATGTCGCACATATAAATGTGCCATTAATCTATCACTGTCGTTGCTTAGATCATTTTTAATATAGTTAAGATACTTTTCAACTGTGGGACATAGTATAGGTGCAGTTTCGCCTTCCCACAACTCCAAGTAGTCTGCTTGTATTGCAGGCGCACGCCTAACTTCAGGCATATCGGCCAATAACCCATTGACCATTGCAAAAGTTTCTAATACATTGTATATGGGGTGTAAGTTGTAAAGAAAGGTTGCGTATCTTTCTTTGGTTATACTGCCGCCTAGTAATTCTTTAACAAACTCTGTGCGTTCTGCCGCTTGATGTTTTTCGGCAGTAAGTTCTCGTAAACTCATTCTTCCTCCAATTTAATTTGTAAAGGAAATCCACTAGCACGAGCAAGTTGAGTTGACTCTACAGCTTTAGCTTCAGCAATCTCAAAACTGTATGTTCCGGCAACACCACTACCATCTTCATGAATCTGTATGGTGATATTTCTAGCTACTTCATCAGTATGCTTGAACACTTCTGTTAGGATACTAATTACAAAATCCATTGGGGTGTGATCATCATTTAAAAGGATAACCTTCCATTTTTTAGGTTCTTGAATTTTTTGTTTAATTTTTTCGTCTAATTTAATATCTGCGGTAGTCATATTTCTCTCCAGAAGTAGGGGAAGTTTCCTTCCCCTTATTATATTACTTAACCTCGACGATGTCAATCAAGCGTGGTTTCTTGTCTTCTGGGACAATTCGCTCAATTGCAATCGACAAAATGCCGTCTTTGATTTCGGCACCCTTAACTACCATGTGTTCAGCCAATGTAAACTGACGAACAAAGTCACGGCTACTCAACCCTCTGTGTAGGTATTGTCGCTGTGTTGGTTCGTTGGATGCTTGACTTTCACCTTTAATAGTAAGTTGTTCTTGTTCAACTTCAACAGTGATTTCTTCCTTCTTGAAGCCGGCAACTGCTACTTCAACAGAGTAATGATCATCATCTGTTTTTACTACATTATATGGTGGATAGTTTGTGTTAAGTTGATTTGCGAATCTGGTCTCAAATGTGTCAAACATTTGATCAAATCCTACAAGTGCTCTGTTTAGAGCTTGTGTGTCGAATCGTGTTAATGCGTTCATAGTTTTCTCCTTTATTAAGCAAGAACGTTTTTGGGCAACTCGCCCATTTTATACAACCCCACCCGGGCATTGTATAAAATTATTTATGTCAGATTTCTTCTAAATTTTTAATTGTGGACCACTTTTTCAGCTTTTCAATTTTGGCTTTTGTAGCAGATTCCAGTGCGTTTTGATCAATGACGCCCATCTTTTGCAGTATGCATATCATAGCAAGCATATCGCCCAATTCTTCTTCCAAGTGTTCTCTGTTGGTTTTGGGTTTGCCTGGTTTAAAATTATCAATTCCAAAACGGCTAATTTTACTAACTGCTTGAATAACTTCTGCACATTCTTCTTGCAGAATATCCATTACTTCTTTTACATCGGAATTCATTCAAATTTCCTTCTCATTTTCTTAAACATTGTTTGCACACCAATTGCTTGGCGACGTGCATCTTCCAAAGCATGATGCTTTAGTGCTTGTGGCATTTCTGGATCCATGCCTAGATCAAATAATGTACGGGTATCTCTGACATCCCAGAAATTCCATGGAAATGGTTTGCCCATCTTACGGAAATAATGTTCTAGGATGATAATATCAAATGTTGATCCATGGCTCCAAAAACGACTTGAGCCTATGCAAAATTTATAAAACTGTTCTAGTGCTTGTTTGCAGTCTACACGATTACCAGTACTGAATGCTTCATCCTGCGCGGCTTTATCTTGATCTGCCCACCACCGAATTGTGTTGTCATCAATAAACGGGTCTGCAAATTCACATGTATCTACGTCAATACGCAAGTATAGTTCGTCATAAATTTCATACCCGTTTGGATTGAATGTTACCGCACCGAGTGTAAGAATCTGTGCGTTTGGGGTGGTGGCTAAAGTTTCCAAGTCCACCATTAAATGCTTTGCCATTGAAGCCTTTCGTTATGTGTTTAAGTTATTATAGCACAAGTGCTACTATAATCAAACCATATTGGTTAATAAAGTTTTTTGGGTAATTGATCTTTTTCCAACTTTTTCTTATATCGTTGGATTGCCGCCGCTTTTTTGCGTTTGCGTTCAGTAGTTGGTTTTTCGTAAAATTCTTTTTTACGCAGTGCTTCTAGTACACCGTTTTCTTCTACTTTCTTTTTGAATCTGCGCAAAGCTCTATTCGCATCTTCTCCGTCTCTCACGTACACTTTTGTCATTGTTCCTCCTCTTCTTCGTCATCGTCGATTTCATCATCACCAGTTAATTGGGCTATGATTGCATCTAAGTTATAGATTCTATTTTTGCTAATAAGTCCATATGGAGTTATTTCGTCATTAGTTATATAGTGTGTGTTAGGTTGTGCTAACAAAAAAGTGGTAAACAATTTGGTTGTTGGATCGCAGTTATCAATGTCAATAATTGTAATATCAGCTTGCATGGCAACACTCAATAACCAACCAATGTCATTCTCATTTTCGTCATAGATAAAAACATTAAGCTCGTCTATGTTATGACTTAAAATTGTTTGAAATTGTTGTTTGACATTCAAAGAAGGTCTTACCAATAAGTAACTCAAATTTAAATTGAATAGTTTATCAGGAGGTGTAATAACGTTTATTTTTCCTAAGTTCATTTGTTAACTTTATTTTTAATTCGTTGCCAGATGGATTGTTCAGACTGCTCGCTGTTTTGGACATAAGTCACTGACGAGTTTTCTTCACTTGATGATCCTTCTGTTTGACTATGTATGTCATTTTTTTTTTGGTCTGTGGGTTCAATCACTTCAGTAAAATCTGGCCTGTTACGTGGGAAATCGGGTTCAGGCGTTTGTTTGTTTACTTCGGTGTGTAACTCTGGAAAAATATGATAAGTTGATGCAACTTCTTCTTTTCTTTCCTGTGTAAGTTGTTCCCATGGTAGTTTGTTAATGATGCCTAATTCTTTTAATTTTTCATGATGCTTGATTGTGTCATCAGGATTTTCAGTTTTCCATTGTGCCTTTGCTGATTTTTCTTTTTCAACTTCTTTCTCAGCCTCTTCAATCATTTTGTTCCATTGTTCAAGCGGTATATCTTCTACCGTTTCTACTGGCTTTTCCTCCATTGCTGTTATATCACCTCCTAGTGCAGTCAACGGTGTTTCGCTTGGAACTTCTTCTGTGTGTGTTTTTTCTTCGTAACCAAAATTGTCCTTAGGATGTTCTCCATGGTCAATAAACTGTTTAGCAACTGGTATTTCTTCTGCAACAGGTTCTGCAACTTCTTTAGGCGCAGTAGGGTCATTAATGTCTGTTGCCAACGCATCTGGTTTATCTGAGTGTTGGTCTTGTTCTTGTTCTTTCTTCCACTGATATGTCATTTGTGCGCCCAGTAGCATTAACACAGCCAATGGATCAAATACAAAAACAATAATCATGATAACCCATGTTACTGCTTTTTCTAATATGTTAGTATCAGGATTATCACCGTAGATCAAAGCCGCAATATATTTTATTGGACCAACTTCGGCTTCTACTTTGCGTACCTCTGCGGCGATTGGCGCTCGTTCTTCGTTGAGAGCGGCAATGTTTTTCTGTTCGGCAGTGATCTCAGCCTGAAGCCTTGCACGTTCTTTTTGCTGACTGCGTCTAATTTGAACTGCTTTTTCGGCACCTTTTTCATCATTGCTTCGACCCATGA